CGGCTAACTTCTCAAAGTAACTCACATCATCTTCATCATCAAATTTGCTAGACTGCTCTACAGTAGTCTTAGGCTTTGCAACTGGTGCTTGAATTGGTGCGCTAGGCTTAGCAACTGCTTCAGCATAATCTCCGCCACCTTCAAGACCCAAAACTTTGTTCAAACGTGTTTTGAGTTCATCATATGATTTAAAATTCTTTTCGCTCAAGAATTCAGAAAGAGCATACTCAGACTTCCAAATTTTTTCCAAGTCATCTTCGTCTTTTGACAAAGGTGCTGGTGATTCAAACTCAGACTTGTCATAGTTCTGATAGCCTTCTACCTTACGAATCTTCAACTTGAAGTTCGCACCTTCCCACAAGTCAAACGGATTGACAGGTGTTTCATCCTCAAACTCAGGATTCATCATGTCATTCAACTTGTCAAAAATTTTCTTACCGAATTTAAAGAGTTTAACTGTTCCATCATTGTCAGGATTAGCACCATCCTTAATGATGTATACGTTTGCAATGTATTGCAATTTACGTTTTTGTTTACGTGCAATGTCTTTATTTGCTTCAACACCAGAGTTCCACAAAACAGTATTGTGTTCTGAAACTGGATCTTTCTTGTTGAGTGTAGTCAATGAATTCTCAATGTACCAACCACCTGGTCCTTGGAATGAATGACTGAAGACTTGAACCCAAGGTACATCTTCGCCTGCGGGTGCGGGAAGAAAACGGATCGTTGCGAAACCGTTACCTGCTTTATCTACTGTGGGTTTCCAGAAGCGGGTGTCTTCATAAGACTTCTTACCTTCTTCTTTATTTCCTAGTTTTGAAATCTCGCTAGTGAGTTTCTCTAGGTCTGCGTTGCGTGACTTTTTCAAGTCTGCGAATGATGTTGCCATATTAGTATCCTCGTATTAAATGTATTAAATGTATGTTTTTGCTTGTCCACGTTTATCATAATCTACTATCTTATATAGTCGATCATAATCCTCTTTCTTGGCTAATAAGATACAAATCTTCTCAGGTTTGTTTACTATTGCCACTATGCTGTTACAATTTCTCGTAACGTTTTTTTCATCTTTACCGTATCGTAACTTAAGAAGGGCTGGTACTTTCTGCATATCTTACTTACCTCTTTGTAAATTGGATCATGAATCATTATATCATACCTCTTCACAAAATGCAATACAGAATTTAATATTGCCAATGTTTCGAGACTGATATCTCCTCTTAGATATTTCTTGATAATTGGTGGGTGATCACCACCTTTAGAATCAAAAAACTCATTCAACTGTTCTGGAGTCCATCCAGAAACAAAATCCATTTCATTCTTAAAGATATAAGTCAAAGACTCTTGCTTTCGCTTCCATTCTTTATATCGTTCTTCACACTCTTCTGATAATAGTTCACCAACCCACATCTTCGTATCATGTAGGAAGTTAGAGACTAAGAACTCTTCTAAGTATGCATCTTTTCGATTACCAAGTTTAGCAAAAAAGATTTTGTCTTTGCGTTTCATAAAAGAATCGTATGTGACATTTACTTTTTTGTTGTATTTGAACCAATCATAACTATCTTGCGTAAAGTGATTTTTTATACCCAAATAAACTTTGTACGCATCTATCGCATCCATTTTATTCAATCGTCAACCTCAATAGGTAATCTTGCTCTGTTAGTTGTAATCATTCTTGATTTGATAGCCTCACCCTCAATAGATGCTTTCATCTTTGGTGTGATGAGACCAGCCGCAGTTTCTATCTCAAGATTTCGTTCTTCACAAAAGAGTAGAACCGCTTCAATCATTGTAATAGGATGTTTATCAATTACAAGTTTCTTGATGTGTGCTTCAAACTCTTTCGGAGTTAAAATATTCAGACTCATTCTGACCTTATTGAAATGATCTTGCCGTTCTGATAGTGTCCGAACTTGTTCTTCTGATTCGTTGGAACAGCAGTACGATATTCGGGGTTATTCAATTCTTCAGGTGTTGCTGAATAGAATTTAGGATTCACTTTCTTGTTTGAAAAATTTCTCACTTTAAATTCTTTCTTTTCTGTTTTCATAATGTTTAGTCCTATAGAATATATGATTACCAATTTGAACAACTTTCACTTTATTTTTTGCCCAATCAGGATGAACATATGTTGCGTGGAAGTGTGTTGCGCCCTCTAATAAACTAATTATAACATTGTCCTTCGATTTTGTCAATAGCATCTTTGCCACATCGTAACATTCTTTCCATAGTGCTACGTTTGGTGGAGCCTTTACGTTGCCGCCATTGTACCAAGAAAACTGTTGTGATTCTGTGACTACACCTTGAATTGTTTTTGGAAATCTGTTGTCCTTTAGACGATTAAGTGTAACGATCCCAACTGCAATCTTACCGATGAGTGGTTCCGTACCTGCTTCGTAATATATGTTCATTGCTAACCAATATAAGTCTGCCTTTGATCCATCTTTACTTGAAATTAAATCTTTGTATGATATATTTGTTTGTTTTTTATCTTGAGCATATGTTTGATTTGACATTGCCATTAAACAGATAAGTACAAATACTCCAACCTTTTTTAAGAAGGTTCCCATATTTTCTCCTTTCGTTTAATGAGGTGTTGCTACACCCCTTACGCACGTAGAATGCGTTCCACAAAAAAATGTGGATTAGTTATTTAGTATTTTATTGAGAATTCTCGAATAATCTGACCAAACACTTTCCTTACTGTATGCTTTATACAGAGGTTCTAACGGCGTAGTTCCATTTGCAATGATTTGCTTAATGCTACTATTTTCAATTAAAACGCTAGGTTTTAAGTCCCAATAGTTTCGCATTTGATGACTACGTGTTACTGCAATAGGGCGTCCTGCCGCTAGTGCATAGTCTGGACTACTTGCTAGTCCACATCCATCTAGATAATCATAGAAGTAACAGTTAATCGTGTTTTGCGCTAACAAGTCAATAATCTGTTGAGTATCTAATAGATCGTGTGTGATGATAACATCAATTCCTGGTTTTGTGATAATGCGTTTAACTTCTTCTGCTCTTGCGAGTGCATTACTTCCTTTGCGTCCATGAACTTGATCTTCATAGAAGCCAAATGGAATGTGAAGTCGCAATGTTGCTTCATCAAATTCTTCTTGCACTTGATGTGCGAGTCTTGCAATACCTTTGTGTGGTGGTCCAAATCCTTGAAATCCGATGATTGGTTTCTCAGGTTCGACATATGATACTGTTGGTGTTCCTGGAAGCAAACGATTTGTCGTAAACACATATGGTGTTTCTTTTACACTAGGATCATCTGCAATAATATATTCCCAACCATGATTGAATCGTGGCCAGTATGCATCTGCAATTGATTGGCTCATGTCATGCATGATACGAATGTGTTTAATCTGAGGAAACGTATTTCTCAAATGTGGATGATCCATCCATGGAGTTGTTCCTGGCGCATAGTTATAAACAATTGCTTCTGGATTGAATGCGAGAATTGCATCTTCTACTGTATTAAGAGTATCCGCATAAACCATCTTGAAATTAAATTCAGGATGTTCAAGCAATACTTTACCAGTAACATCTCCCATCAATCCAATACCACAAGCGGCTTTATCACCTAGTGTCTGTGTAACAAATAATATAGTGCGTTTCATGTTATTGCTTCTCCATTTTCATCTACCTCTATCCATGTGTGATCACCTAGATATTTTACTCTAGTTATGTAGTCATAGTCAATAGGTTTCCCACAACTCCAGTCATTTGGACCCATTGCTACCAATCGTGTAAGTGTTTTTCTGTTGTCCCAAACTAACCAGTAACAATGTCCATTGCTTAAAATGAATTGATACTCTGCCGAATGAACTGCATCGGTAATTTCTAATCTTCTTTTAATTTGTTCTGCTTGTTTTTGTAGGACATTAACTAAGTCCATGATTCTGTTATACTCTTGCTGTGCATGTAGCCTAGCAATGTTAATCATGATATCTTTTTGTTTAGTTACTGGAACTAAATCAAACTTTGGACCTCCAGCCTCGGTAGGATATTCGCTTACATTACGATTGAAAAATGGAACAACTAATTCACCAATCTTTATGTCAAAACTATCTCTACCTTTTGCTGAGTTATTTTCCTCTGACATTAAGATTGATCCATCGATAGGTTTCTTTCAATCCGTCTTTCAAATTCTGGCTTGGGCGCCAATTTAATTTTTCTTCTATCAACTCATTGTTACTGTTACGCCCACGCACACCTGTTGGACCATCAATGTGTTTCTTGCGAATTGTCTTACCTGCAATTTGTGCAACAAGATCAACTGTATCATTAATGCTAATCATTTGATCTGCACCAATGTTAACTGGACCGTGAAACGTTTCGCTATTCATCAGGTGTCTAACACCTTCAATGCAATCATCAATGTATAGAAAACTTCTAGTCTGTTCACCGTCACCCCAAATTTCAATTTCATCGCCATCATTTGCTTTTGCAATCTTTCTGCAAACTGCGGCCGGAAACTTCTCTTTACCTCCGTCCCATGTACCATATGGTCCAAAGATATTATGAAATCTAGCAACTTTGTTTTGCATACCATGTTGACGATTGTATGCGTGAAACAATCTTTCGGAGAATAACTTTTCCCATCCATATTCAGAATCAGGATGTGCTGGATATGCACTTGATTCTCTGCAATCAGGATTCACATTTGATGATTGTAATTCTTCATTGTATACACATGCACTACTGCTAAAGAATACTTTTTTAATGTACATCTCTTTGCATTGATGAAGAACATTTAAATTAATGCTTGCGCTATTGTGCATCACATCTGCATCATAAAGATTTGTATTAATATAACCAGCACCTCCCATATCGGCAGCCAGTTGATATACTTCATCGAAATGTCTATCAATAACTCTTCGGACATCAGACTGTAGAGTTAAATCTGCAAGTTGAAAGTCATGTGCATGACTGTATTCGTGTTCATGTAGTTTTTTATCTACGCCACGAACCCAATAGCCTTCTGATTTTAAACGTTTAACCATGTGACCTCCGATGAAGCCACCTGCGCCTAGTACTAATGCAGTTTTCATTTGTCTAGTAATCCCTCATACAATGTCAATAATTTATTTGGATTCCAAGCATCATAGAATTCTTGGAATGGCTCAATACCACCAGCAACAATATCTTTGATTCCAACTTTACTTATGTCATTAAAACTTCTTTGTGTGTGGGATAAAAGTGTGTTGTTGTTAACTCCAAAAGGTTTTTTAGACGCAAGCGCACGATCAACTGATCCACTTACACCAATAACATCTGGAGTCTGATACCAATAAAGATTAATATCATTTTGATTTAGCCAAGTGATTAATTCTTTTTTAGGTAATAGTTCTCTGACAACATTCATTTGAACATTACTTTTAATTAGTTTTTTACATGCTTCAACTAATTGATTTGATACACCACCAGTAGGGTCGACATACATTCCGTCTGATATATGAAGATTTAAAATAACATCTTCGGTAAATTGTTCATTAATCATACCAATAATTGTCGGAATACTTTTTGTTCTACTACCAAATCCACTTGTACCAATTTTTAATGGTCCTTTTGGTGGACTATATTGAATGTCATCATAGTATGTAATTGGTGGAATACCCGAATGTCGATTGCCTTCAGATACAACTCTAGGATCAGTAAAGATATAATCATCAACACCAGTAAACTGATTGAAGTGTTCATGTCCAGTAATTACAATTTGTTTAAGCCCTTTAAGATTTTTGAGTGGGCGAGTAATTCCAGAGTTCAACCATTCTAAAGTCCAAGGATGATGATTGTATATTACTGCATATGGAGAAGTCTCTTCAACATAGTTGGTAAAATATTCGCTTGAACCTGTTGCGAAAAATTCAAAATCATATCTTTTAGAAGTTTTAAGAATTTCAAATACCGAATCTGCGTATTGAAATATGCCACATTCTTTAGTTGGTCCTGTGACCAAGATTACTTTTTTCATAATATTTGTTTAGTTGGTTTTCTCTTAGATATGTATGTTGGTTTTAAAATCAAATCTGATATGATTCTAATTGCAACGTCATCATCTATTGTATCACTAAAATATGAGTTTGTCAAATAATCACCTTCACCCATCAAACAATCTCGCATCTTATGGCTAAAGCACATGAAGGTTTGTTCTGGATTGTTCATGTTCGCTTTAGTGTGTGCATAGGTAAATGGACCACTATTCTTACCAACAATTAACTTTGCAAATTGACTGATATATCCTATTTGATTTAGATTACCTGTTGGAGAACCAAAAATGCTATCAGTACAAGTTACGTTATTTTTAGTAATGCCAATATCATGTGTGATTAAAAATGCATAGTCTGGAAAACTAGATGACAAAGAGTCGATAATATTTTTCATATCACCCATGCTACTTTGCTCACTTTGTTGAACGCCATTGCAAATAAGAATTAATTCTTTCGGAACAATTGTTCTTAGATATGAATCACATTCTTTTAAATCAAAACGATACCAATCAATCTTTGGTAAATAGAAGAAGTAGTCACCTTTCATTTCAAGTTCTAATGCATTGAAAATTTCTTTCCACATTGCATGAAGACAATGAAAATTAGCATGATCTTTTTCTGCTAAGTATTTACCAATCCAACATCCAACCCAAGTATTGATATACAATGTTTTCGGTTCATCTTGAAAAACTGCTAAAGGCACAAATGTGCCGATAGCAGGAATCTCGTTAAGTGTTACATGTCTACAATTTAAATCATCTACAATATTTGGATGATTGTTGTGTGCATATAAGAATTCAACATTAGGAAAACGGCTAATGATATCACGAACATATTCTTTGTTTATGAAACAGTCGCCGTTTCTCCATTGATTGAAGAAAACAATCGTGGTGAAGTTCATTTCGAAATAATTTCAAAGATTGGACATGGAACGATAAATGAACCACCTGCATCTAAGAATGCTTTTTCCCTTGTTTGGAATTCGCTAATGAAGTGCCATGGAAGAACCAAAGCATAGTCTGGATTTGCTTTACGCATTTCTTCTTCGCTGATAATTGGAATGTTTGTTCCAATTGTTTTGTAACCAAATTTGTATGGGCTACGTTCTGCAATTGCAGTAACATGACTGCTATCTAAACCAAAGTACTGTAGCAAAGTATTGCCTTTAGTGCTTGCGCCATAACCATAGACACTCTTGCCTTGCGACTTTGCTTCTTCAATGAATGTAAAAACATCATTCTTCAAATCATCAAGTCGAATTTTGAATGCATCCCAAATCAAAGGATTTGAAATATCGATAACAGTATTTTCATATTCTAGAATAGAATTCACACGATAGTCGCATACATCACGCAATGGGGATGTACCAAAACTTGCAACGTTTGCTGTATCTTTTTGGAAGTAAACTCTGAAACTACCACCATTCGTATCATTCAAACTACAATCAACAAGATTGAATCCATGCTGAGAGAACAACTTGCTGATACTCTTCAAGTCATAATAGTAAACGTGTTCGTGGCAGATATTGTCAAACGCCAATTGATTAATCATCAAAGGTGTGTAACTCATCTGAAGAACTGCAATGCCATCATCATCAAGGATGTCATACATGTCTTGTACGAATGGATATGGATTGTCTAAGTCATAAAACATTGCAATGCAAGTAATGACTTTTGCTTTTTTATCTGCAAACTTTGTTTTGTTCCATGCATCTTTGCTGAAGTAATCTTGTACGACAGTCGCAACTTTACTGCTTTCTGCATAGAATGAATCATCGCATGGATCTATACCAACTTTGTTTAGATTGTCTGGTACTGCTTTCAATAGAGTACCATCATTACATGCAATGTCAAGCCAAATGTCATCGTCTTTCAACTTAACTCTAGATGTGATTTCTTTAACAATGCCTTGAAGTTCAAGTGTCATGCTAGTATTGATTGCACTACGATACCAATACTTACCCCACATTGTGGATGCTGGTGCAACATCTTTCAAACGTGGTGCGCCTAACTCTTCATCAAGATACAAATCAAGACTGTATTTTTTACGTCCAGCCATTTCGCTGTCATCTTTAATAAAGTCACTTACATAGTGATCGCCAAGTTCAAGTAGTTTTTTCATATTATTCCTCATGAGATTTTTCTTCAACTAATTCCGAATTGCAAAGAACGTTTATTTCTTTTTTGATTCGGCTTCGTTCATCGTTTGTTTTATAAATTTTTCTTGCAGTTTCGATAAAAGATTCTTTGAAATTTAATTCTTTTTCATATCGTCTAATGTCTTCTTCAAGATGCCACAACACATAATTCACCTTCAACAAATTTTGATATTGATTTAAAATTTGACTGTAGTAATGTATATATTCAGGTAAAGAGGTAAGAACATCATATTCTTTCTGAACATTCTTTAGTTTAGATGCATCATTAATCTCAAGTGTCTTGATTTTAAGAATGGTAATTTTGTCTATAAGTTCACCAATGCTTGCTGGTATGAATATCATTTTCTTTCAATGTCCTCTTCAATGCAATTTTCGCCATATTGAATTTCAATAACTCTCAACGGCTCATCTGTCTCATTACACAGTTTGTGCCATTGTTCTTTACTAATATGTAGACTTTCAAATTTATTGTAATTTCCAACTAAGTCCATATCAGTACCGGAATTTAGTGTGTAGACGGTAGCAGTACCTTCAGCAACAAACCAATGTTCTGCACGATCTTTATGCCGTTGCATACTCAAACAAGTTTTAGCACCAACAGTCAATTCTTTCACTTTGATTTCTTTGCCTTGTTCATGCAGTACTCTATAGTAACCCCATGCTCTGCTTGTCTTAGGTGCTTTCCACTCTTCAAGAATCCATGAAGATGAATTCATTTTATTATCACCACCAACAGAGAATACAAATTCTAAATTATCTTTGTATCGCACTTCGTCAAGCAAACTCATTTCAGGAATGTTTTCTGCTGTTCTATCTCCACCATTCGCAAAGATAATTTTTGCGCCAGGAAATGTTTGAATCACTTGCCTAATTGCATTGATAGAATTGTTTTCGTCATCATTAAATTCAACAACGTAGTCTACCATTTCTAAATTCTTAATCAACTGACAACGTTCGAACCAAGTATAGAAAGAACGTCCTTTTTTTCTTTTCAACCAAGAATCAGAATTGATACCGACAACAAGTGTATCACCTAATGCTTTAGCCGCTTTGAAGTATGCAAGATGCCCTGAGTGAAGTGGATCAAATCCACCCGTAACTAGAACAACTCTTTTCTCAGCAGATTTGACTAGGACTTTGAAGTTTGGCGGTGCACCAAAGTCCCTAGCATAAACTGTTTTACCGCCATCGGGACTTTCGTAAATTTTACGTGTTTCCATTTTGTTGAATCCTCATTTCACTTTCGCACATATCAAACACCAAGTCTTTAAATGTATACTCTGGTGTCCAACCCAAAACAGTTTTTGCTTTAGTGCAATCACCAAAGATTGTTGGCACTTCTGCTGGACGATAAAAGTCTTTATTCACTTTGATGATAGTCTTGCCTGTAGTCTTATTGATGCCGACTTCATCTAAACCTTCACCACGCCATTCAATTTCAAATCCGAGATATGTCGCAACATCATTACAGAAGTCTTTTACTGAATGCTCTTCACCACTAGAGATTGCATAGTCATCTGGTTTGTCTTGTTGCAGAATCAACCACATCGCACGAACGTAATCTTTAGCATGTCCCCAATCACGCCTTGCTGTTAGATTTCCTAGTTCTAGAATATCTTGCAAACCGAGATGAGTACGAATCATACCAAGTACAATTTTACGTGTAACGAATTCAGGACCTCTACGTGGACTTTCGTGATTAAACAAAATACCATTGCATGAGAATAGATTAAAACTCTCACGATAGTTTACTGTAATCCAATAGCCATACATCTTAGCAACAGCATAAGGTGAACGTGGATAAAATGGAGTGTTTTCTGTTTGTGGAGTTTCTTTTACCTTACCATACAACTCACTAGTTGATGCTTGATAAAATTTGACTTGCTTTTCTTTAGACAATCGTTTGACTGCTTCAAGCAATTTGAGTACGCCAATAGCGTTAACATCGCCAGTGTATGTCGGGCAATCATAACTTACGCTAACGTGACTTTGTGCGCCTAAGTTATAAACTTCATCTGGTCGCACTTTGATAACAATACTTTCAAGATTAGCCGCATCTGTTAGATCGCTATAGTGAAATGTAATTCGATGTTTGATATGGTTGATGTTTGCAGTATTATTTCCTGTACTTGACCTGCGTACAAGACCATGCACATCATAACCTTTTTCAAGTAGAAGTTCTGCTAGGTAACTTCCATCTTGTCCTGTAATACCCGTAATCAAGGCAATTTTTTGCATATTGTATTCATCCTATTTTATTGTGAAATCGGTGACAGGTTATTCTGTTACGAGGAAACCTGTCGAAACCCTAAGCCGAGTTTAGGCGGCTAATGCGAAACGTGAGTCGTTTGCGTTTACTTTTTTTGCTTGATTAACGGTCATCGCCTACCGTGCTGTCCACTCTGTTACTTGTTGCCCTGTC